CGATTAGCACGCCTTCGGCATTTTACCGACCATACCGCCCTTCTTATAGGCAGGCATAGCCGCACCCTTTGCTTTGGCTTTGATACCCGCCATCATCTTGGCTTTCGGCATCATGGCTTTGGATTTAGCAGCAGCTTTCTTCATTGTCCCTCACAGTAGGCTTTGCGACGCGCATTATGCGCTTTCACTTCCCCAATGGTCTGCGGGGTATCCCGCTTGGACCATGAGATCGGACGCCAGACCATACAGCTAGTCTCTGCGGTGCCCGTCGTCGTTGTACAACCCACCAGCAGCTGAATCAGCACGAGACTTAGCATCAGCATCCAGCGCATTTTTTAGTCTCCGAAGCGCCTCTGCGTGTTGTGCATCCCTGATAGCCTGAGCCGCCTCGGCTCTACCCTTTTCTTCAGACGCGCGGACCATAGCCCATACGACGAAGTAGACAAAGGCAATGGCCACGGCAAATGCGCCGATGACCAGCATGAAGCCGACCATTACCGGGTACCGCCAGTAACATTGAAGTCCTTGGCGAAGAGTAATCCGACACCAATCAGGGCTCGCTGAAGCTCAGCCCAATCAACCGTTTTGGTTTGCCAAATCTGAAAGAGGACCGTAACCAATGTCAGGATTCCGGGGACCGTAGTCATCCAATTCGTAAAGATGCTCATTCAAGTGCCCTCCATATGTAGAAACCTATACCTGCAATAACCTTGATTGTCATCACCGTAATGGCGGTAGCCAAGGTTATCCGCAGTATGTCTCCGGGGTCCATCATTTCGGATCGGGATACTTGCGGGCAGGAAGCTGCCAGTGCGGCCCATCCTTGAAGGACTTCCAGTCACCGCCCCATTCGACAACGACGCCGACATCTTTCGCAGCCTGCTTCACAGTTTCCGCGAGAGGATAATATAGAGGCCAATCCCACCGAATAACTCCACCAACAACGGGAGCAATGTCAACAGCAAATCCATGGATATGCCTCGACTTCATGGTTTTGGATGCGCCCTTTTTCACAAGTTCACGCTGGCGGGCGATTGACCGACGACCCTCAAGAACTTTGAACTCTACCTTGGAAAGCTCAGCAGCACGCCGGATGACCTTGGCGAGATCAGGATGAACCCCTCGCAACAGCAGGTCTGAGGTAGGACCGAGTTTGAACCCCATTATCTACGCCCCTCTTTTTCCAGTCGCGTCTCGATCCGACTTACAATCTGTAGGATACTACTAAGTCTTTCGTCCGCTCTGGCTTGGCTCATCTCTAATTGCCGTATGCGTGAGTCGACCTGCGCCTGCGTCGTCTCCAGTTCCTTGATGCCTTTGTGGGTCAGGTCACTGCGCTCAGACATAGAACCCCACGCGACAGCGACAGCAATGCCCATCGCTGCAAGGTTAATCAGATTCCCCAAAGAGAAATCCCAGCGCATGGGTGAATCTGCCATGGTTAGCTCCAGTTGCCGACTGACACAGCAGTGCTGTTACCAAGTTGTTTGATACGGAAATAACTGTCAGTTCCAACTACAGCAGCAGCCGCAGTAGTCAGCGACACAGACGGTATGATCGTCCCGGCAACTGTCACTCTAAGGATACCGCGAATTATAGTGTACCCCGTAGTCGATGTAGACGCTGTACACAGAGTTGTATTTGCTGCCGTATTAAAAGTAGTTTGCGTATTCGACGCAGTCGCCAAAGCGGCGTCCGTAGCCATCGAAGTCCATGCCTGTGTATACGTAGCAGTTCCATCGAACGCAAAACCGAAAGAACCGGAGGTCGCGCTCATAGAAGTAAGGCTGAACATACACTCAAAGAAATATGTTCCGGTCGGTAACGTGATTGCGCCACCGGCAGGACCGCCGCCGCCGTCGAAGATAGGTTGCGCAGCCGTCTGGGACGTGAGCGTGTTAGCGGAAGTGAGGATAATAAAGTGTTCGGCTGGTGAAACACCCCGATTATTCGCAGCAGCAGTTTTATAAAATACCGTGCCATCGTACTCCAAGGCACCAGCGAGCGGCGTCGTCAGGGTCGTTCCCGACGTAAACCGAAGTGGCGCGAGAGACGTTGTGCCAGCAGCCAGAACTGCAGCCCCATTGAACGTCGCTGTATCGGTAAAGGTGGAGGTGCTTGTGACAGCGAACGTGCCGCCGACAGCCACGTTGCCCGTCGTAGTGACAGAAGCAAGTGTGGCCGTACCAGTGCCGGTGATCGTCGGACTCGTAATCGCCGGGCTCGTCAAAGTTTTGTTGGTAAGCGTATCGGTCGTCGCCTTACCGACCAGAGTGTCGGTAGAAGTCGGAAGAGTAATCGTACCCGTGTTCGTAATCGAAGAGATTACGGGCGAAGTCAGAGTTTTATTGGTAAGTGTCTGGGTCGAGTCCGTATCGACCATCGTCTTACGCGTGGAGCCCGTACCGACCGTGAGAAGTTCGTTGTCGCTATCCCAAACAACCGATCCATCAGCAGTCTGCGGCGGAACCGTCACCGCCGGAAGCAGGACCGTGCCATTTGTAGCGTTAAGTGTCTTGCCACTACCGATATTCAAACCGACAGCCGTGCCCGTTCCAGCGGCGGCGAAGTAATCTGCTTCGAGCGTATCGATCTGGTCTGCAATCGCATCCGTCACAGCCTGCGCAGTGACACGAAGTTCGACAAGAGCGCCTGCGGCAAACGCAATAGCAGAAGTTCCCTCCTGTGCCCGCGTAATAGACAGGGTATCTGTAGCACGCGAAGTAACTTTGACAACTTCGTAGACACCACTGGTCGCAGTGATCGTCGCATAAAAGTACTCGCCAGCGCCTAGTGATGGGAACGCCGCACCGTTACCAGCGGTCAACGAAGCCGTCACATCCGAGGCAGAGATTGCCGAGGCCAGATAACCAATCGCGTTATTTTTCAGCTTAACAGTCATAGCCAGCCCCTACGCAAAAGTCGGAAAGCGCACCAACATCGGGGCGCGCATGTTAGAAAGATTAGCCCGTGCCCTACGCTCAGCCACCAAAAATGCAAACTGCCTTGCGTGGTACGACGCCAAGTCACGATCAGACCACGCGACATTCGGGAGAACAAGAAGCTGCTGTAGCGCACTATGCACAATCACATCTTCAAGCTCATCGAGAATATGTTCTTCCATTCCATCTGCGTTACGCTTTGGTTTAAGCGCATAGAACATACGGATATTGTAGGTCTTATCTGTGTCTGGTAGCGGCAACACAACGTATTTATCAGGCGTTAACTGACAGATCGAGCGAGGCTCTGAACCATCAGCAGTCGCTGTAGCCGAGATAGAAACGGCACTGGTAGGGTTAAACTCTTCAGTATTAAACTGGTGAGAATTAAATGGCTTCTTGGACGTGCCTGACCATACAGATTCAGAAGTCGCACCGCTAAACAAATCGGCCCATGCCGGATAGAGAAACAACGCCTGTTCAAGGGTCAACTTTTCAAGCGGAAAATCGTTAAGCATAGCGTCGAACAGAACATGCACATCCGTGTTTTGTGGTTTATTATAGCCATGCTCAAAGGCACCGGGTGATAATGCAAATTCTGACTGCGCATATCGCCAGTATAGCGTCCGCTCACATACCCGAATAGCCGCCTTACGAATCTCGCGCAAAAGCATAGGCTGAGGGCAACCGGGCGCACTGGCTGCAACGTCAGGGATGAGCGTCGTAAATGCGCGGTCAACCATTAGATCACCTCTCCGACGATCTGCGTTGCGCGAGACGCCTTAAGTCCAGCAGCCTTGGTATCCGTTACAGTACGACTCTGGAGTGAAGTTGAAAGCTGAGATGTAAACAAATCAAGGAACAACTTCGCCCGGTTTGTATTAATATGCTCGTCGTCAATCGACTCAGCCAAGAAGACCGTACCGTCTACGATTACAGGTAGATAGGACTCGCTGGGCGAAGTGATAGTATCAGTCAGCCCATATTCTGACGGAACTCTGGCATACTCTCCGATAAGTATCGTGCCAGCAGTTGGGCGTGGGTACAGGAAGAAACGCTCAGCGTTCTTCACATGCCGCATGAAGTTAGTCGGCGTTCCGGAAGCCTCCGACATCCACGTAGGGTGGATACGGGACATAGTCTCCCGGTCGACTTCGGTAATCGCAGACCCGTCCTTAACCTGAAAGATATCAATCAGCCGGAGAGCATCTGAGGGAAGCGCCTGAACTGCGGTATCAGCCTGCGTCTCGATCTCACCAATCTCTCCAAAAAGATCCGGACGCAGCACCGACATACGCTTAAGTGTCTGATTTACATAACCTAATAGCTCCGTATCGCTATAACGATACGGAGTGTCAACGTCCTGAATGATCCTGCGGACATCGGTTATGATCTCAGATGGAGTCACTAGCCTAGTCTCCGGGTCGCTTCTTCGTTCAGATCTTCGTTAGTATATTCGGGTTCCGCAGGAATGTCACCCTTACGTTTTCTACCCCTACGAACAGGCGGCTCTTCCTCAGCGGCCTCAATCTCCAGCCCCGCCATGGAGGCAGCAACCTCTTCAGAAGACGGCAGCGGCTCAGTGAATGGAGTCGAACGCACAGGAAAGCGATCAGGAAACGCCTCTTCTTCAGAGACTTCTTCGCATATCGGATTCGCCGCAAGGTATCTATCCCATTCGTAGATAGTACCGTCGCCTTTATGCCGCAGCCATCTCGTCATTTCTTCAACCCCTTCAGCGTCTGGGCAAGGCGGGCGCGTTGGCCTGTCTTACCGGGTTTCTTGGCCGCAGCAGCGAGGGCTTTGGCAGGGATCGTCTCACCCTTCTTGACCCCCATCTCCTTCCGAAGAGCGCCGGGTTTCTTGATAGCTTTCTGAATCCACTTCTCAGCCATCACTTACGCCCCTTCTTCTTAACCATGCCGCCCTTCTTGTACTCTTCCATATCGTCGTCTTCGCAACTGCCCTTGCCACGCATCTTCTTACCGCTGCCGTTCTTCTTCATTACGACAACCATGAGTGCAGCCTTCGGCGCTTTTTTCATCGGAGCTTTAGCCATCACGTACCCTTTCGCTTACCGGATGGTGAGACAGGCCAAGACTTTCTGGCCGGTCCTGTCTTCTTCGCCGCCATGGACTTCTTCTCAGAAGCCGTCATCTTGGCTGCAGCAGCGGCAGGACGACAAGCCGGATACCCACGTTTGTCAGCAGAACCCGAACGGCCACAAGGTTTGCCGGTCTTTACATCGACCCACTTTTCCCCGAACCATTTACCGAGTCCGCCCTTAGCCACGCTTCACCCGATTGTCAGAGCCAGACCACGTACCGCCACGGCTCTTGTATTCCTTCGCTGCCCACGCATTTGCGTATGCACTCGGGTAGACTTTGAACTTCTTCTTGGCCTCGGCTTTTACACGAGACCAAAGTGACGGATTATTTGGTGTTGCCGCCATCTCAGCAGTTCCATGCGCGCAAGGATTTATTGATCCGTGAGTTCGGATCGTTAGCTGTCTTGGCGCTGGTCAACTTCTTCTTCATCCCTTTCATGCGGGCACAGAAGCTATCGCGGCGCGGACCACCCTCTGGCTGCGGTGGTTTAAGTCCCGGCTTGCCGGGATTGGCGGCATTATAGGAGGCACGCCCCTTGGCGTTGAGTCCACCCTTTGGGTTCTTACCTTCCTTACGTTGCCATGCTGGGGTCTTCGCCATTACGCGATCCTCTCAGTCACAAGAATAGCTGATGGGATATCAGGAGCAATGGCTCCTGCAGCAGTGTAGTCAAGGGTAACGGCTACGTTCTCCGGTAGCCACATAACTTCAACGTATTGCGTCGCAGTGACTGGTACATATACGACAACCTGAAAGAAAGCCTTACCGCCGTCTGAAAGTTTCGGGATTGTCAGCACCGTGGCAGAACGCGCAATACTACTTCCGTTCAGGGCAAACCAGACCGTCACATCGTGATCGCTACTATCCGAATTACTAAACTGCAAACTCGGTGCAATCATGTACGTGCCAGTGGTATCAAATGTAACACGCGAGTTACTTGCAACAGAAACCCCCGCGCCGGTAATCTCGTTCGTCCGGAATAAGACAGCAGTCGCAGCCGACACACTTCCTGTCTGGTCCTGAACATCCGAGAACATACCGTACTTGCGCTCTGAAATTGAGCTAAATGGGACTGTTACACCCGTGATCGAACCACCCGTGATCGCGACATTGTTCGCCGCTTGAGTCGACATCGTGCCGAGGCCGAGGTTTGTACGGGCTGTCGCAGCGTCAGACGCACCCGTACCACCATCAGCAACCGCCAAATCGG